GCCGGACATGGGCCTGAAGATGCGTTCGGCCTCCGCCCACCGGCTGGAGACGATCACCGACCAGCTTGTGATGTTCGTCGGTCGCGGCGGCACCATCACCGGGCGCGGCGGCAACCTCCTCGTGGTCGATGACCCGATCAAGGACCGCAAAGAGGCCGACAGCAAGCAGATCAGGGACCAACTCTGGAAGTGGTGGACGCAGGTCCTCTCCACCCGACTGATGAACGACGACGGCAGGATCCTCCTGATCCAGACCCGCTGGCACGAGGATGACCTCGCTGGACGGCTCACCGACCCCGCGAACCCGCACTACAACGCGCAGGAGGGCAAAAACTGGGAGGTGGTCAACCTTCCCGCCCTCGCCACCGGGGACCCCGCCAACCCCGACCCCTTGGGCCGGAACGAAGGAGAACCCCTTTGGCCGAGCCGGTTCTCGGTCGGTTACCTCGCGCGGCTCAAGAACCAAGATAACCGGGGCTTCCACGCCCTCTATCAGGGTGAGCCCTCGGGCGGGGCGGGGCTCTTCTTCGAGCCAGCGGACATCGTCGAGTACCAGTCGATGAAGGAGGTCCCCGCCAACGCCGTCTACTATGCCGCCAGCGACCACGCCGTCTCCACCCAGCAGTGGGCCGACAACAGCGTGTTCATCCTGTTCTGCGTCGATGAGGAGGACAACATCTGGATCATGCCGGACACCTCGATCAACCGGCTCCCGGCTGACCAAGCGGTCGAACTCATGATCCAGTTGATGGGGAAATACCACCCGATGTTCTGGTGGGCGGAGACCGGGCATATCTCGAAATCGATCGGCCCCTTCCTCCGCAAGCGTATGAAAGAGTTGAACTACTACTCGACCTCGCTGATCGAGGTCACCCCGCAGTTCGACAAGATGGCCCGGGCGCAGAGCATCAAGGGCCGGATGGCGATGGGCAAGGTGCGGTTCCCGGCATGGGCTAGCTGGTACTCCGACGCCCGGCATCAGCTTCTGTCGTTCCCGGCAGGCGGCAAGGATGACTTCGTCGATGCCATGAGTATGATCGGGCTCGGGCTGAACCTTCAGTTCAGGCGCCGGCTGGCGACCCCGAAGAGGGTGATCCTGCCCGGGACCTTCGGGTGGCTGAAAGAACAATCCCGGAAGATCGACCGGGAACACCGTATTCAGAAGGACCGTGAGGGATGGTAGACTACCCCATGACCCCGGACCCCGCCGGGGACCCCAACGGGGCTCCTCCTCCTCCCTCGGAGATGCAGAAGCACGTCGAGCGCGAGGTCGACGAAGCCGCTATCCCGGAACCCCGCAAAGCTCTCGTCACCCAGATTTCTGCTGAGATCCGGGCCGATAAGAAGCACTGGGAGAAACCCTTCAAGCGGATGCGCGAGGACCAGAACTTCGCCTTCGGCTTCCAGTGGAACCAAGACCCCAACGACGACCGCTACGTCGCCAACCTCGTCCTCCGCCACATCCAGCAGCGGGTGGCAGCACTCTACGCCAAGAACCCGAAAGCGGTCGCCCAGCGCCGCAAGCGGCTGGAAGCCGTCGTCTGGGACGGCTCGATGGAGCAGGTCATGCAGTCGGTGCAGACCCTGCAGATGGCGACCCAAGCCGGGCAGATGGGGATGATGCCCGCCCCCGGGCAGGCGGAAGAAGCCCAGAAGGCGATGCAGATCCTGCAGGACGCGCAGGCCGCGACCGAGCGCAAGGAGATGATCGACAAGTTCGCGAAGACGCTTGAGCTTCTCTACGACTACAACCTCGATGAGCAGAACCACCCGTTCAAGGTGATGATGAAGCTGACGGTGCGCCGCGCCATCACCACCGCCGTCGCCTACGTCAAGCTCGGCTTCCAGCGGGTCTTGGAGCCCCGGCCCGATATCGAGGCGCAGATTGCTGACAGCACCCAGCAGCTTGCTACCATGGAGCGGCTCTCGGCCAAGCTCGGGGATGGCTACATCGACAACCCCGAGACTTCGCCCGACACCGAACAGCTACGGCTCTCGCTGCAGGCCGTGCAGGGCCAGAAGGACATGGTGGTCCGCGAGGGCCTCGTCCTCGACTACCCGCTCTCCACCAGCATCATCCCGCACCGTAGGTGCCAGTCCCTGCGCGAGTTCGTCGGCTGCGAGTGGGTGACGCAGGAGTACTACCTGACCCCGGACGAGGTGGAGGAGATCTACGGGGTTTGCGTCACCAGCGCGTACAAACATTACCGAAAATCCGACACCTCGGGAGCGGACGCGGTCTACGAGGAGGTCTCCGCCACCCTGCGCGGCGACCGCTCCGACGACCCCGACGACTGCGCCCTCTGCCTCGTCTGGGAGCAGTACAACCGCAAGACCGGGCTGGTGTACGTCCTCTGCGAGGGCTACCCGGACTTCCTCCGCGAGCCGGCGAAGCCCGAGACCGCCATCGAGAGGTTCTACCCGTGGTTCGCCCTCGTCCTCAACGAGGCCGACCACCCCACCGAGGTTTACCCGCCGAGTGACGCGCGGCTGATGCGGGCGCAGCAGAAGGAATACAACCGGCTGCGGGAGGGCCTCCGGGAACACCGCATCGCCAACCGACCCCTGACTTACGCTGCGGCGGGGACCCTCTCCGACGACGACAAGGAAACCCTCCAGAACCGCCCGGCCAATGCCGTGGTCGAAATCGATGGCCTCCAGCCCGGGCAGAAGGTCGAGGACGTGCTTCAGGCGGCAAAACCCCCCGGGGTTGACCCCAACCTCTACGAGGTGAACTCGGCGTTTGAGGATATCTTCCGGGTCGTCGGCGGTCAGGAAGCCACGCTGGGAGGTACTTCCGGCAGCACCGCCACCGAGGCCGGGATCGCCGAAAGCTCCACTTCCCTTGCCATGCAGTCGAGCGTTGACGACCTCGACGGCATGCTCACCCAGCTTGCCCGCGCTGCCGGGCAGATCCTGATGGCCGAGGTCTCCGAGGACATCGTGAAGCAGGTCATCGGCCCGGGAGCGGTCTGGCCCGAGATGTCGCGCGAGGACATCGCCAAGGAGGTTTTCCTTGAGATCGAAGCCGGCTCCACCGGGCGTCCGAACCAAGCGCAGGAGATCCAGAACTTCGAGCGGCTGGCGCCCCTGCTCTTCCAGATCCCGGGGATCTCCCCGAAAAAGATGGCGCAGGAGGGGCTCAAGCGGCTCGATGACCGGCTGGAGATCGAGGACGTATATGACCAGAACTTACCGTCAATTACAGCTATGGGCGCTCAGGCCGGAGCCCCTCCGGGCGGCGCGACCCAGAACTCCGGTCCAAACGCACCAGCTAGCCAAGGCGCTCAGGGCGGCAACAACAGCCCACAGCCGACGCCTCCGGAAGGAAACCCCGGAGGAGCCAACTCCGCCTCGATCAACCCGGTCGGACCCCCGCCCGGAATGATGTGAGTTGAAAAGGGGTTCCCTCTCGCGTAGCGTGTGCGCCGTACTGGTCTACCACCCCTTGACACAGGCGCATCTCGTTGGACCCCTCTCCGCCTCCCGACACCACCAGTACACCCCCGGACGATAACATTGCCGTCGAGACCAGCAGTGACATGCTGTCGGCGGTGGTCGATCTCTTTCCCACCTCTGAGGTGGGCGACGATGACAGCGTCGAGAGCCTGACCCCGGAAACAACGTCCCCTTCCGGCGAACTGCAGCCCCAAGAAGACGGATCGAGCCCCGCTCAGGAGAGCGAGGCTCTGAATGACGACGACGACAAGCTGAAACTGGACGACGACCCCGAGAAACCCGCTGAGGCTCCTGAGGAAGACGAAGCCGAAACGCTGCCGGACGAACTGACCGAGCGCGAGATGGCCTCGTACAAGCCGAAGGTCCAAGAGCGGATCATGAAGCTGCTGCACCAGCGGAACGTGGCGCGGGATGCCGCGCAGCAAGCCGCACCGATCACGAACTACATGCGGGAAAACGACATCCCGATGCAGGACGTGGACGTGATCCTGCAGCTTTCGGGCCTGCTCCGACACGGTAACTTTGAAGGCTTCCTCGAAGGGGTCAAACCCTACGTCGATCTCGCACTTCAGGTCACCGGGAAGGTGCTGCCGCCCGACCTTCAGCAGAAGGTCAATCAGGGGTACGTCTCCCGCGAAGTGGCCCGTGAGCTTGCCCAGCGGCGAGCGCAGATCCAAGTGACCCAGCATCAGGCGAACATGGATCAGGAGCGGCAGCAGCGGGAGCAGGCTGCTCAACGCCAGCGGGCGATCCAGTTCAACGCGGGAGTTATCCGCAACGCCGTCATCCAGTGGGAAGACGCCACCAAGGCGAACGATCCCGATTATGGGCTGAAAGCGGACGTTGTGCGGCGCACAGCGCAGGCGCTCATTCAGCAGTACGGACCCCCGAAATCCCCTGAACAGGCGGTCGAGTACGTCAAGGCAGCCTATGCCGAGGCGAACACCGTCGCCCAGAGGTTCCGTCCCCCGAAGCCAGCGACTTCGCGTGTCCCGAGCAGCGTTCATCAGAGCGCCACCACCCCGCGTGCCGAGCCCTCGTCGCTCATGGAAGCGGCCCTGATAGGGTTGCGGCAAGCCGGGTAACCTCGGGACGGACCAATGGCTTTTTCACCCGGCGAACTCGCAAGCATCGCGAACGCCTCGCTCGACTTCTACTTCGAGAAGGGCAAGCTCTTCCACCAGTCCATTCAGGACAAGCCGCTGATCGCGGCGCTTGAGGGCAAGGCGAAGACCTTCCCCGGCGGCAAGGGGAATATCTCCCTCGCGGTCAAGGGCACCTACGGGGACGGCTCCGGGGACGACGTCCTCAAGGGCTACACCCACGACGACCCGGTGGGGTTCTACACCCCGCACAACATCCAGCGGGCGAACTACCCGTGGCGTGAGACCCACATCGGCCTGACGCTCACCCACACCGAACTCAAGATCGACGGGATCAGCGTCAGCGACACCAACGGCGAGGGGACCCGCAAGCACTCCCGCCGGGAGATGACCGCCCTCGTGGACCTGCTTGAGGACAAGCTGGAAGACCTCGGCGAGCAGTATCTGCGCGGCCTCGACAACATGTTCCACGGCGACGGCGTGGCCGATCCCCTCGGCTTTGCCGGCATCGGCTCGATCATCACCGCCAACCCCGCCGTGGGGCAGGTCGGTGGCATCGACGGCGCGATCAACACTTGGTGGCGCAACCGGGCGGCAACGACTGCCGCTGGCGGGGCTGGGGGTCAGGCACCGATCGCCTCGTCCCCGGCGAACGGCGGGGTTCTCGCCCAGTTCCTGCAGACCGAGTGGCGGCAGCTTCGTCGCTACGGGGGCAAGCCCAGCCTCTGCCTCGCCGGCTCGGCGTGGATCGGCGCTCTCGAAGGCGAGTACCGCGCCAACGGCTACTACACCGACAACGGCTTCACCAGCGGCACCGACATGAGCGTCGGCGACCTCCGGTTCAAGAACGTCGGCATCAAGTACGACCCGTGGCTCGACGACCACGGCATGACCAAGCGGGCCTACTTCATCGACACCGACGCCATCTTCCTTGAGAAGATGGAAGGCGAGTGGCGGCGTAACCACACCCCGGCCCGTCCCGCCGACCAGTTCGTGCTGTTTCGCTCGATCACCTCGACCGGGCAGATCGTCGCCACCCGCAGGAACTCCTCGGCGGTCTACGACATCGCCTGACCTCAACCCCGGGCGTCCCCATCGGGGACGCCCTCCACACGGAGGCCCCATGCCCGCTGCGTCCAAGATTTCGATCTGCGTCTGTGACGTTGCCCTCGGCGGCGACACAAGCACCATCGTCAATCGGGGGTCTACCAACCCGGTCTCGTGGCCGGAACTGCGCCTCATCATCCATCTGCACGGGAAGAATGCCGTCACCAATGTCGCGGTGATCGGCGAGCAGCCCGCCAAGCGGGAAGCCGAGCTTTCCCGGCTGCGGGGCATCTACGGCGACAA